TTTTATCATATTTCATTATCACTCACTTTTGATTCTTTAATCAATTTCATATTACTTGAAAAAATATCTTTTACCCATTTACTTTTACCACATGACATTTTACCTTCGGGACATGATCCATTTGTATAACAACTTGGACCGGCTTTCATGAATATATTTGGAGCAATAATTCGAGCAAACCACAACATCTTCATGGCAATATATCTAATTTCCCATTGAGACCTATGACAGCATCGAACATTAAAGAAATGCAACAATTCTCTAAAATTCATGGTTGTAATTATTTGTGTTTCACATGCATTTGGTAAAATATATCGACAATCTTCATTTGGAATTCCATCTTTTTTCATTTCATTATATAACAATTCGATTTGATCCATGATAATATAATACTTCATTTTAAGATCTGATTCTTTTATTGTTTTTGGAATAAAAAATTTGAAATTATTCTCAGATACATATCTCTGAGATTTTTGTGAATTGTGAACTATCAATCCATTAGCTGAAAAATTAAAATTCGGACCCTCCATTTCAATATCATATGTATCATCGACACCAATATATTTAATAGATGTTATTGGTGTTCTAAAAACGGTTTTAATACCTTGACCAACATGATGACCTCTATGACATGTTTCACATAATATCAATATATTATCTTTATCATTATTTAATGTATTTTTATCAATATGATGTCTTTCTAAATTTTCTTTAGATCCACACGTATCACATATATTAACTTTATATTTTCTCCATGCCCTAAGATTTCCTGCATTTTTTGATGCTTTTTCACCTTTCCACGATGGATTTTTATCTCCAATTTTTGATGGTTTTAATCGTTCCAGTCCTTCTTTTGTGAACATTCCATTTTTACCACCACCATTACTATGTCTATTTGGGTATTGAGATTTTGGTTTTTGTAAATTAAATTTTCTTATTATTTTTCCTAATGTACTATCACCAATTTTCATAATTTTAGCTAATTTTTTTCTAGGAATGTTTTTCTTTAAATACATTTCTTTTAACCATTCTTTATTAATATCTGATGAAATACCATTAGCATATATATAATCACTAACAGACAATTCTGATAATGTCTTCCATCCATCTTCGGTAAAAAATAATTCATTTAATGATGATTTGATAGTTCTTCCACATCTTGTTTTAACTTCATATAACTCCTGCTTTCCAGTATATATTATATTTTTTATTTTTCCTGGAATTAAAATTTTATATTTTTCATCGATGCTTCTTAAATTTATTAATTTTAATCTACCTTTTCTTTTATAATCAAATGACCAATCATATAATTGTTTTAAAGTATGTTGTTTTGTTGGAAATCTTTTTTTTGCTGAATATGATTTTACTATTGTATCACCTGATAAACAGTGGGAAGCTATCCTACTTCGGACTAGTTGATGTGAACATGCTCTTGAACATCTAATTCCAAATGTAGCACTGGCATGTTCAAATGGTGAAAGGTGTCCCAATTGAAATAATTTTTGGACAAATTTTGTTACATCTTTTTCATCAATTTCTTTTGTTAATTCCTCCAGAGTAGCAGATGAATAACACAAACGGGCTGCTCGTGCTATCACCTTCTCTGGATTAGGTGTGTGTTCATATAAAAATACTTCAGACAATTTATTTATTTCCTCCTATTTCATCCTTTCAATTTTAACTTCGTGATGTTTACTCTCACCCGATTCATAATAAATTGTGATATATAAATCCTATACCTTCCATGATTTCTTCAAATTTTTGAAAACATCCATTCTTAACCATGATTTGAATTTTACCTTTGTTGGTTAAATTTTCACATGAAAATACAGTTCTAACAGATAATTTATTTAACAACTCTATCAAAACATATATTCCATTATCAACGTAATTACCAACCGAAACCATATACGAACGTTTATGTCTGAATGCCATATTTATTTTCCCTTTCAATATGAGGCCGTGTTGCCAAAATCGTTTTTAACTTTTCAATATAACTATCATAAATAACTAAAAACTTACCAACATCATTTTCCCAATCATCACCAATATACTCATGACAAAATTCACAACATCTGGGACCATGATAATTGGCAATAGAACTTCGATGTGCTCGTGCTTTGTGAAGAACTGATATTAATCTCTTAGTGGGAAGTTTTTCAGGTTCTTGTGGAAAACTCTTTTTAAAATGTTCATTTGAATATTCCAATCTTTTATCTACTTTTTCAATCATATAAACTCTCCTTCTAATTAAAAAAAATTGATCGTTTACAACTATCACATATTAATATATATAGAAGGAGCCTGATATAAATATCAGGCTCCATTCCATATTTATTAATTTATATCCAACCAATCAGTTAATACAAACTGATGTCGAGGTTTTGATTACCCGACTTTACCATACCATTTTCGTTGACGATGGATTGAAGTTTGGTGATGGTATCCTTAACAATTTTCTCAGCACAGGCAAATGCTTTCTCCAAGGTATCACCGGATGGATATTTATAAAATGCTCTGTAATAAATACCATCAATGAGTTCCAGCTCAGTATCGGATACTGTTTTACTCAATTCTGTTTCTGGATCGTCTTCGAATAGGGGAAGACGACAACTAACCCTACGATCAAGGCATCCTTTTTCATCAGCCCGAATATATATCACAACCGTATATCGGATATTGATGTTGGCAACGAAAGAATTTTCACTTAATTCAATTACCCAATATCCCAAATTAACAGGTAAAAGTCCGGTCATATTTTTGAATTGTAACATAATTAGTTCTCCTTATTTGTTGTCATCTTTGGGTTGAATGGTGGCTATGAATTGATCATTTTTATCGAGTAATATTACAATCGGATTGGCATCGGGTGGATATCTTTGACCGGCTTCAATTTTCTCTTTAATTAATTCGGCCAGTATTCCATCTGCCAATTTAAAAGCACATTGTTCATCACATCCTACCTGTGTGTTCATAAGTTCTGTAAACTGACTTTTATCACACGGAAAGGAATCATCGTTGTCTTTTTTAGTTCCACCAATTAGTTTATACAATTTGATTCTCCTTTAGGTTACCATTTTTTAGAAATACTAAAATTGGGTTGTATTGATTCATCACTCTCCCGAACTCCAACATTAAAAGACCAATCTCTATATTGGAGATTGTGATAAATTCTAACACCTCCAGCATCATTATATATAGTGGTTCTTTGATGTAAATCGGAGTGTATAATCCCTCTCAGTTTAACTACTAAGAGGGATTTATTGCTATGAATATCTCGAATTATAACATCAATTTCTCCATCAAATGAAATAACTTTCATTGATAATTGAGAATCGACACCTTTTAATAATTTAACATATTCGTTTGTTATGATATTTCGTGGAAACTCTACTTTAACCATTCCATTAACATCAAGAGATAACAATTTTAAACTTATTCTTCGATAGTTACCTCTCCCATCAAATCGAATAGTTATATCCGATTTGGAAGAATATAAATTTTCGATTGCTTCAAATTTGATATTGGCATATGGATCAATTCTTTTAACATTGATGGCATATGTTGAAGATGGTAATAACAGTAATAGAATTAGCAAATATTTCATTGCCGTTCCCTTTCTCTGTTATAACTGGATTCCTGTGATCCTTAACGAGAATCCTGAATCGGCTTCTTCATAGCTCTGATCAATATCCTCTGGTATGGATAGATTGAGGGTGACTATAACAACTTCACCTGGAAGCACCACACCACCCGGAATATCAAGAACAACAGTTAAAAATGAAGGAACGTCAGAAAGAATACCAGTTAAAGTAACAGCAATAGTTCCTAAATTAGTAACATCAAATGTCACAGTATCAATCCATCCAGGTTCGAGGGGATCTTCACTGAGGTCAATACTATATGAAGACAGTTCAACATCAACCCTAGCCATTTGGCCGATGAATTGGACATTTTCCTGGTCTTTCCACTTAGCATGTGAAATCGTTGGAATAGAAATTGTGGTCAATATAAATAAACAAATCATGAAAGTTATTATTTTTTTCATTTTGATGGTCTCCTTACCATTCTTGTAATCTACGTTTAGGTTTGATTTTTTGAAATTTTTCTTGCCCGTCAAGTTTGGCAAGATTAGGAACCGACAATTCTCCTTCAAGATAATCAATTTCATCATCATTGGTATTATTAAAGAAATCGACAAACGGTTGAATGGCATTATTCTGGTTTTTGGAATTTCTTAGCATGAGTTGTTTCCTTTGTATGAATTGTTATAAGAAAGCACCTAAATATGGTACTATGTGTAGGTGTAGGACAAATACAAAACACCACATCATTAACCTCAAGATCTTCTACTTCGAGTTGTGGTCCTGGTTTTAACAAAGTTGAATTTAATTTCATCATTTTACAAAATTTATCCAAATTGTCTTTTTGAACTTTTATTTGGAATTCCAGTCCCTGATTTAAAACCTTTGAAAACATTTTGGCAAAATGAAGAAATGAAGGGTATTCAGTTATTGATGCCCTGAGATTTCTTTCACACATCTTAGGATGATAATTGTCAACAAGATATATCATTTTTTATCCTCCCGGTAATAGTTCTTCGGCTCGTTTAAGAAAATCTTCAATTGTCATGGTACGACCTTCTTCTGATATCAATAACATTTTTCCATCGGCCACTTCATAACAAAGATGATCTTCCATGATGAATTCTGATTTGTTAATATCCTCGAAACCTTCTCGATGTAACCATTCAACATCAATAGTTTCTTTGTGTTTGTATTCTTCGGATATTCTTTTAATCCATTCAATTAAAATGGGTGGTGAATTATTATCTTGAATCAGATCAACGTTTGGGGTAACTATTAATAAAAACATTTTAATCTCCTTAAAAGTTTACACAATGTTCGTGTGTTATTGCCAATGGAAACATAATCGGTATTGATTTCAATACCTCCTGTACCGGTTCTTGAGTAATTTGTTTGGCCTCCACTCTATCAGATTTTAACCTATTACATCTCTCACACATAGTTTGGCTATTATCAACAGAATCTGGTCCTCCTTTTGATCTTGGGTATATATGATCTCTGGTCATCAAAATATACCTACGTTGTCTCCTATTCGAACCTTTTTTCACAGGTATATATTCAATGGCATATAAGTTAAAATGTGGGTTCTGACGGTACTCTGGATGTCTCTCTCTCCCTTTTCCTTTTGCTCGTCGGGTCCGTTCTAGTCTAAACACGACACCTTCACGTTCACAAGAAACACATTTTTGAGATCTACCCATAGTTTGTAGTCTTGTGCTGCCAACTCTCACTGAAAATCCTTCGATTTTAATTCGTTGATTTTCATCAGCAGAAATTAACGGTTTGATCTGTTCAACGGGAAATTCAGCAAACACTTCATAACTCATTTTAATCTCCTTATATTACGAGTAACCAAATAAATCCCTAAGACCATCAAAATATAATTTAAATAATCTATTTTGTTTTTTTGATCTTTTAACTGTTCCCCAAATTATTGCTGAATACTCAGAAATTAATACACCGGACATACTATAAGCTTTTTCACGAACTATAATTTTTATTCCGGCAAATTTAGCTGATGCTTTGAACATTGGAACATTTTTTTTACTAGTATTCGTATAAAAGTTTTTATATCCAAAATCATTACCGTATTCCATACTAACAGGACTTATTTCGTAAGGGTACATATACTCATAATCAAATGATGATTCAAAGTCGTCAAATTCTTCCATTTTTAAACTCGTCCTTCTTAATTGCTTTATCCCGTTTACGATTGTATTTCTTTTTATCAGGAATTACTCTCGTAACAGGATTAATCTTCCATAGCTTTCTTATACCCATGATAATATCAATCGGGTTTATTTTTAATGGTTTTTTCTTTTTCTTGCTCAAGAATAAATGTTCCTCCTTCAATTAGAGTTTCATATAAATATCGTTTCTTTTTTCCAGCACATGTACTCATTGGAAAAGTCATTGAGAAGTCTCCTTATAGTAGATGTTCTTTTATGATTCTACTGGCAAGTGTTTTTTCAAGTTGCTCTCGAAGAATTTTGGTCGTTATTTGAAATGTGTTAGATCCTGATTTGATGACAACGAAAGAAGGATCGTCGTGTTTCATTAATATATAATCTCTTTGACCTTCTTTTTCCCATAATCCTTCTAATGAATTACTACGTTGATCCCAAAGTGGATGAACACCACTAAGTAATATTTGCAACACTGTTATTAATTTTACATTTCTTTTAAAAGCATATTGTCCAAATGCTATTAATATAAAGTCCATTTTTGACTCCTAATAACGTGACGGTTTATTTTCAGTTTTACTAAAATTCTATATCTAAAAGAATTCCTTTTGAATATCTGATCGGATTTGCATATGGAGTTTCTGTAGTTTTAAACTTCTCAATATACCAAAAATCATCGATATATCGAAGATCCTTGGATATAGGAATACGATCATTAAAAGGAATGTTGACAGCATAATAGGTTGTGTCAACAGCAATCCATTTATTATCATATTCCCTCTTGTACACACTCCATGCATGACCCCCTGGAGAAACACTACGAGGATCAAAAACCAATCCACCGTATGTCCTAATTCTATCAGGGTTAATACCAGAAGCTAATGCTAGACTGTGGACCAGATATGCTTGATCTTCACAATCTCCAGATCCTCTTTTAATGGTTTCAAATGGGTAAGCCCACCGTTCCATCATACCGTAGTTTTTAATATCGGTGATGTACTTGATGTTTTTATTTACCCATTGCTCGATGGCATACATTTTACCATCATCAGAGTAATCCGAACTCTTGATTATCTCTCTGGCAAGATTCTTAATTACTGGATGATTTGGTGTAATATACTTATGATGATCCAACCCACTTTCTTGAACATCAACACCAGAAGCAATACTCTTCATCTTATTAATAAAGTTAAGAGTATTTCTGATAATACTTACATTGGATTCTCTATTTGTCATCCAATGACCACCTGAATTTGTCTTTGGAAATAAATTCATAATATATGGATTAATTGATCTGATTGACATTCTATCCTCCATAATATTAGTGTTATTAAATATCTTCTTTAACAATATCAACCTCTGCTGAATAATAAGAATAAGATTCTGGCTCTCCGGGATAACTACCACTGTAGGACAATCTAATATTTTTAATTTGTTTCTTTTTCTTCAATAAAACATATTCTTTAATTGCTTTCTTTATAGGTAGCTTCATCCAACTTAAGAGTCGATATCATTTATATCCTCCATAAAAATAAAGTGTTAATATTGGTTTTAATTATCATATATTAATATATATAATACTATCCAAATTAATCAACCAAACTGGGAACAAATTACTAAATAATAAACTAGGAGAGTCATGAAATGAAAAAACTTGGAAAATATTTAGAATCAATTCAAAAAAATGAATGTGGATGTGGGGGTGGACCCACTACTTCTAGTGCTGCCGGAATGGGATTTAAAATTGATCAACCTCAAGGTATGGTTAAGAAAACTACTTATCCAAAAAAGAAATCATTTGTTGCAGTTCTTCCAGATGATAAAAAGAAAAGAAATAAAAAAAGAAAACTTTTACTTGATGAACAAACCGAACCGTTTCGTCATCGGGTTTTAATAGATTTTGATGGAGTTATTCATAAATATGGTGGTCACTGGAATAATGGTGCAATGGATGGTGACGTAATTGAAAAAGTTAAAGAATCTATTGATGACATTCGTAATACTTATAATAATGTTGATATAGTAATATTTACAACTAGAGCTTGTAAATCGGAAGACATTGATTACAATGATCAAATTAAAAAACTGAAAGAGTTTTTCAATAAGCATGATATTTATTATGATGATATTACAGGTGATAAATTATCTGCTTTAATATATATTGATGATAATGGATTTCGTTTTAGTGGAGATTGGAAGGGAGATTTACCACAGATTAAAAAAATCATTGGTGAAAGGATCATGGAACGAAAAAATAGAAAATAAATGGAGCCAATTATTTAATATGACTCCATGTTTTTTTTCTTTTAATATCTGAAATTGTTATATGTGAAACTCCAAATTTTTCACCTATTTCTTTTTGAGTTAATTTTCCATCTTTTAAATCAATTCTAATTTCAATAACATCTTGTTCTGTTAATATTGAACTTGGATTATTTTCTCCTTTATATTTACCTTTAGCTTTTTTTGATATTAATTTTCTAGTTTCTTCTGAATGATGTTTTCCATAATTTGGATTATTTTCACCTTTATTATTTTGTAATCCAATAGTAAAGGCATGATGGGTATTTTCTGATCGTGTTACCCATTTCTAAATTCTCAATATAATTATTTTCTTTGTTTCCATCCTTATGATTAACATCAAAATTATTCATATTATCAATTGGATTAAATGTCTCTAATACTAATCGATGGATTCTTTTATTATTTGGTGTTCCGTTTAGATATAATTTTAGAAAATGATAACCATTAGAATTAATGTAATAATTTAATATTTTTCCATTTTTATATCTTTTAAAACTTCTAACTCTGCCAAAATTACTAATTTCATAATTTTCAAAATCCTTAATTAAATTCCATATTTCTTGCATACAAATCTCCTTTTTAAATTTGTTGTGTTATAATTTGTATTTAATTGAACCGGGAACAAAATAATAGTAGAGTTTTATTTAATAAGATAAATATTAATGTGGAGGTATAATTATTATGAAGTACTCGTTTGCAGAATTAGGTCAGAACCTGTTCTCACGTAAATTCGGGGGAACTACAATTGGTGTTGCTGATCCATACGTTTCAGGTTATTTTTTCATTTGGTTTGATAAGTTGCCGACTCAATTAGCTTCATATGTAACTCCTGGAAAGGCTGGTATTGCAAGCAACTCAGAGATTAAAAATATTTTAGCTGCTTCTTGTACTGGTGTTACTCCTCCAGGTGGAACTTTAAACAAAATTGAATTTACAGGACTTGGTGGAGTCAAATGGGCCGTTCCAGGCAATATTGATTATGGTAATTCTATAACTTTAAAATTTATAGAATTTAACAAAACACCTATTCTCGATATTATGCACGGTTGGACTAAAATGATTAGAGATTATAGAACTGGTGCTTCAAATTTAATCGATGGTGAAGACGGTTCTGGATTAACAAAGAACACATATGCTGGTTTGATGTATTACTGGACAACTGCTCCTGATGGAAATTCAGTTGAATATTATGCTGCTTATGATGGTGTATTCCCAACAAAAGATCCTCAAGATCTCTATGCTGGTGATGTTGAAAACGTAGCAAGATTAGATGTTGAAATTGAATTTAATATTGATTATCCTTATCATGAATCATGGGTGTATGATAAATGTCAAGCATTATCTGACGGTATTGTTGCATCTTCAAGATCTGTTGTTGAAAATTACGGATTATCTATTTAATAGCCCATAATTATATTTAATTTGGAGGAAAACAAATGACATCAAAAGATTTAAAATTACTGGCCGGTGGAATGGTTCTGGAATCTGATTATTCTGAATCGGCTAAGAAACAATTGTTTAATTTTATTGCAGAAGAAGCTAGTGAGATTCAAATTAAATCATTAATAATCGATGGTAAAATGGTTAAGATTGCCGAGGATGCAAAACAAATCGTTAATGAAAGATTTGAAAATTTAGTTGAAAATGGAATGATTGAAATATTAGAAGACACTTTAACTTTCATGGGTATTGCTCGTGAAACTTTATGTGAATATCTTGAAACTTTGGGTCATCCTGAAGAAGCTTTAGAAGAGATGACAAATTTTGTTTTAAATGAAGCTACTGATTATCAAGTTATGTCAATGTTGATGGATAAAGGACTTCCTGAAGAAGATCAAAATTTGGAAGAAGAATATAATTTATATGAGACTTTCAATCAAGCTGCTGGTACTAATTTTGTGCCATTAACAGAATTTGAAGTTTCAAGTTCTCAGTTGGATTTATTGACCGAGGCTTCTGCTAAAGAAACTCCTAGAATGAAAGCTTTAAAAGGTCAAGTTGATAAAAATATGGCTATGTTTCGAAAATGGGCAAAAACAAAAGGTCCAAAAGCTGATGCTCGTAAAGCTCAAATTAAATCAACTTTAAATACCTTAAAAAGTGAAATTGATAAAGAACGAGCTAAAGTTGCCCATGCTGCTGGTGCTGGTGCTGGTGCTGCTGGAATGTCTGCTGCTGTTAAAAAGAAACAAGCTAGTGCTGTTAAAACTGTTACTGCTGGTGAGTTAGCAAGAAGTGCTATTAAAAAAGGTAAAGCTGCTGCTGTTAAGGGATATCAAAAAGGTAAAGAAATAGCTGGTAAAGGTGCTGCTGCTGCTGCCCCACTTGCTATGAAAGGTAAAGCTGCTGCTGGTAAAGGTGCTGCAATGTTAAAACAAAAAGCTATTGCTGCAAAAGGTAAACTGTCTCAGTTGGCTGCAAAATTACCAAGTGCTGCTTCAATTGCTGCTAAAGCCAAAGCATTTGCAACATCTGGTGCTGGAATGGCATTGGGTGGAACTGCATTGGCTGCTCTGTTAGCTTATGGTGCTTCAAAGATATATAAGAGTTATTTTTCAAAAGCTGCAAAAGCCTGTGCTGGTCAAGGTGATAAAGCTGGTTGTATGGCTAAATATAAAGCTACTGCTATTAAAGCTCAAATTGCTGATTTAAGTAAAGCTGCTTCTGCTTGTGCTAAATCCAAGAATCCTGATAAATGCAAAGCTTCAATTGCTGCTAAAATCAACAAACTAAAAGCTAAAATGGCTTAATTTATTTATAGAAAAATTATGGGTGGGTGAAATTAAAAATCACCCACCTTTTATTTTAAGGAAATTAAATTTTATAGAAAGTAACGAGAAAAGTTTTGAAACGAGAAAAATTTCAGTTTGAAAAAAGGAGTATATAAAAATGTTTAGAGGTTTTCAAGGGATTGATTACCCGGAATATGAGGTTGTAACACCCCAATCTCATGACAGTTTTACAATCAAAACATTGACTGTTATGAAAGAAGAAAGATTACGTGGATCATTAGTTACACCCATTCAAATCACAAATCATTTAAATAAAATCATATGGGAATGTTTAGTAAAGAAACCGGAACACATTAAAACATACCAAGATTTTCTTCAATGTGTCACATTAAAAGATCGTGATGCTTTATTATATGGTCTTTATCATGTAAGTTATGAAGATATTCGAAATTATATGGTGAGTTGTGTTGCATGTCAAAAAGAATTCCCAATTACAGTTAAAGCTAGTTCAACCTTTAATTTCAACCCTTATCCAAACAAAGAAGATAAAATAGTTGGAAAAAGAGTGCCAGTTCCACTACCAAAAACTCCCGGTGTGTCGGCAATTTTAAGACAGCCGACTCTTGCTGATGAAGTACATGCTTTAGAAAATTTATCAGCAAAAATCGAATTAATTTCGGTTACGTTACCGATTGAAAAATTCGTACAAGAAAAAACCGAAGGAGGTGAAGGTGTCGTTTATGAAGAACGTGGTGATGTATTAGATGCTTATTTATCATTACCACCTCTTGACAAAAGGGAAATTTACAAAAAATATTATGACATGTTTGGAAAATATTCTATCGAATTAAAATGCAAAGCTTATTGCCCAAGTTGTGGACATGACGACATTGTTGATATAGATTTGGTGGAACAATTTTTTCGGATGGTGCTCTCAGTATGATAAAATAATGGAATATAAAAAAACATTCCAATCAAATTTATTTACATGTCAAAGGTTAACTAAACTTCCATATATCGATATTCTCATAATGCCAATCAAAAGATTTACTGATTGTATTCAATGGAATATTGATGTTGAAGAAGAAAAGAATAAAAAGTTAAATGAAATTTCAAAGGATATTTAAGGGTGCAAAATGAATTTATTGGATAGATTTAATAAACAAATATTAGGATCAAAGAGTAAAATATTTGATTTTACTGCAAAGATTTCTCCTAGTGGAGACTTTGCCAAAATTAAAGATATTGAGGTCATTTTAGCATCCTGGAATAATATACTTATAAACCCAGAAAAAACTGGCCCGTTCGATAAAAATTATGGATCAAAATTATTAAATTTTATTTTTGAACCTGCTGATGATAGCTAAAGTTACAAATATTACCATTAATTTTTTATCAAATAAAAAAGGATTTAATGTTATAGTCGATGTCGAATATAAAGGTTTAAAAGGTAATTTATCTGCATTAATCGATGAATCAGTATACTTCAATTTCCTTCGTCAATCTTAGGAGTAAATAAATGTTCACTGAATATTTTAAATATAACATTCTAAAAATGTATTCTGGAATTTTTCGGAAAAAACATTCTGGAAATGTCCATAATATCGTTGTCCCAACAAGTGAACATGAATCGATGTATCTAGTAATTGTCGGTGAAATAATTAAAGAACCAGATGCTTATGCTTGTGCTCTTATCATGAGAGGAACTCCAGACATTATAAATAGTGTTATTGAAAATGAAAAGAAAACATTCGGTAAACGTTTTTTCACATTAGAAGAATTAAAATGTGTTGGAAAAGATATTGGTCAGGGTAAATATATTTATAAATTTGTAACTCCTGGTTATTATTTAAAATCACCGTTGAGTTTAACGTATGAACCAGAATACAGTACAGATAAGAGACGTATTTATGTTCTACGTGGTAATATTAATTTGGAAGTTAATGATATTCATCCAAAACATATTGGAATGATGGCAACAAAGAAATTATCATTGTTTAAAGGTCGATTAAAAGGAAAATAATAATGGCAGATATCAATCAAAAATTAGAAGATTTTAATGAATTTATAAATATAGCCAAAAATGTTATTTATGAATATAGTAAAATATCTGAATATAATAATAGACAATTAAATGTTATAAAAGAATTTATTTTTGATGAAGCCACAGACCATCAAATAATGTCAATGTTATTTGAAGGAAAATTGTCTGATAAATATATTATAAATGAGGAATATACAGCAGTTCATAATTTGACAGAATTTGAAAAAATTGATAATTTATTTGATAATATTGAAAATTTAAACGAGGCTGGATTTTTATCAAAGATTAAAAAAACATTTGATAAAGGTATTGAAGCTTTTCATTCTAAACTTGAAATGTTTCCTGATAGTGAACTTAAAAAATATGCCGAAAGCCCTCAAGCCGAACAATACGACCAAGGATTTCAAAGAGAATTAAAACAAGGAAAAGATAATTATAATAATTTGTCACCAGAAGCAAAAAAAGGATATCTAATCCTAAAAAATGCTTACAAACAATTTAAACAATATCGACAAAAAGATATAAAAAAGAAATCAAAAGAAAAACCGAATGATGTATTTAGCAAAGAAAAAGATTTTGGAGCACCAGATAGAAGACTTGATAAATCAAAACCAATAACAATTAAAAAACCAAGTGATAAACAAATAACTGGTAAATTAAAACAGTCAAATAGTGCCGGAGCTGTAGCTTCAGTTGGTAGTAAATTCATAAAATATTTAGGTGGATTAGCTCTTGCTACAGTTTTAATATATGCTGCTTATAAAGTATATAAAAATTATTTTTCAAAAGCTGCTAAATCCTGTGCTGGAAATCCAAATAAAAATATTTGCATGATTCGATATAAACAAAATGCTATAAAAGCTCAGATATCAGATTTACAACGTGCATCTGGTTCTTGTAATAAATCAAAAGAACCTGCAAAATGTAAATTTGCAATTAAATCAAAAATTGATATATTAAAAAATAAAATCCGACAAATGGAGAATCAAATAAAAGGATAGAATTAAATGGCAGATATATATACTAAAGCAACAATGAATAAAATATATAACAAATTGAATATAACCTCAAAGAAAAATTGTAAAGCTGCCAATGAAAACACTCTCGATTTTCAGAAATGTTATCATCAAGCTATGGCAACCAATGCTAGAAATATGGCTATTAAAATTCGAGGTCAGGTTGATCCTGCATGTCGAAAGGAAAAGAATACTACAAAATGTATTCAGAAAATTCAATCATTGATTAATTATTTTATTCAAAAACAAGAAACTCATGAAGGTCATGTTGAACAATTAGAGAAGTTAGAAGAATCTTTTTTAGAGACTGGTCGTAAATTAATATGTCAAGAAATGAAAAAACTTGAGGATAACCAAGATGCAATCGATTATATTATGAACGAAGCATCAAAATCAGAAGTTATAAATATGATATCAGAAGTTTGTAATAAATCTGATTTGATTAAAAGCCATAAACAGATCTTAATTGCAGGACTACAATTTATTCAAGGATAAAAAATGTCAAATTTTCAATTTTACGAGAGATTATATCAATATGTTCACGAATACCAGGATCTTGTATATGATAAGTATTCACAACACCACATAAGATATCTCACAACATATTATAATCTTGATACGACATCAACTATATGGGAAGATACAAAAATATATGGTGGTGCTTACGAAAAAATAGGGGATTTATCAGGCATTCAATGGAATAAGTATCTCTTAGTACCGGTCTATTTTGTGGACGAAATTTCGACTGTTTTTGACGGTCAGGAGAGTGGTTATACTAAGATGAATGAAACCCATATTATAATTCCAAGTTCGTATGGAATAACCCCATACCCGAACGATATCATTAAATTAGAACAAGAATTTCTAAGACCAACAAATGATGTCTATCCAATGTTTATTGTTTCGGGAATTGAGATATCTGCTAATGCTGATAGAAGATATTGGAAATTAAAAATTGAAACAGTTCAATCAAGAACCACAACAGAGTTAGAGGAACAAGTTAACAATACTTATACATATTTTGAATATACCAAAAAAATTTATACAGTTCCTCAAGCATCTTTTTTAACAAGAATGATGGTTAAAAACTCTGCTATTAAAGATAGATTAGATGATCTTTATGATCCAAACACTGGCTTTTATTTTACAATATAAAAGAGGTAAACATGGCAACCACAACTTTAAGTAGTCAAATATATTCTTCAAGAGATCAGATTATTAATCAGATCACTGAATATATGAGAACGTATTTGGAACTTGAGAATGTTGAGCTGGTTAAAGGTTCATTCTTATCATTTTTAGTTGAAACCTTAGCCACACTGACTGCTAACTTAGTTTTTTATGAATCGTCTGTATATAATGAGTTCTTTTTAACAAAAGCTAAATTAGACGAATCAGTTTTTAATTTGGCAGCATTCTTAGGATATAATACTCAGGAGGCTTCATATGCAACGGCCAATGTACTCGTTACTATACCACTCACATTCACAAGTAATGATGTTACAATTACAATGGCTGAAGGATTTAAATTCTTAGCTCAAGATATTCCGTTCTTGACTTATTATGATACCGTAATAACGGTTACAAATAATAGTCAAGTTTCAATTACAGTCACCGAAGAAAACCGTGTATATAATCTTCCAGTAATAGTTGATTCAACAGCCGATCAGGAATTTAGATTTGTATTGCCCGTTCGACAATATGAAAATATTATTCAAGAATTTCAAATTGATAGTGATTTACAACCATATCAGTTTACAAATATTGATGTTCCTTTAACCGGAAAAGTATCAACAATGGATGTGGAAGTTAAAAAAGATCCAAATGAATCGTCGTGGAGAGAATATACAGAATTTAATAGTACATATTTAATGGATTCTGATGATTATGGATATGTTTCAAGACGAACGGATTTTGGTCGAAGATTATATTTTGGAAATGGTCTTATTGGTGTACAACCATTACCGGGATCGACCGTTCGTGTAACCGTTCAAGAAACATTGGGTATAGATGGAAACGTTATCTCAGGATCAATCAATAGAGGTAATCGATTATACACAACTGATAATAATATAACAAAAGTTGTTAATTATGAAGTTGTAAATACTTCTCCTGCTACTAATGGAAGTGATGAAGAATCAATTGAAGAAATTAGACGAAATGCTATTGACAATTTAACATCACTTAGTAGATTGGTTAGTGAAAACGATTATATAAATGCAAATGTTGTTATGCCAGATTCACCAATCACAGAAAGTTCATTACCAGTATTAAAACGATCTGATGTTAGAGTTAATGAAGTTCAACTGTATGTAAATTTACTTTACAATAGTGGTATTGTTCCTATGAGAAATGGCCAATCAACATATCCAATTACAACAACATATGTTCCAAGAAATTCAATTGTTACTGTTGACAGTGAAGAATATTATACTTTATTTGATATGACAATTGATTCAACAACAAACGAAACAGCTTACTATAGTTATATTTTAAGTGAATTAACACAAGTTCCATCACTTGTCAGAACTTATGATCCACCAGCAAATCAAGATTTATATGATATAATTGCAACACAATTAAGAGTTTATAGGTCAGGTTCTTCTGGTGTGTTTGAATTATCATATTCTTCAACGGAAAGTGATTATGCTTTGGCTGATTGTGATATGAGTATATTATCAACTGGTAATTCTTATTCAATGACAAATGATTCAGTTAATAAAAAATTTATATATACTTTTACTGATTATACAGATATACCAGCAGATGAACAAACATTCTATTTCACACTATCAGATTCATTAGGAAATAATGTTTCTCGATATTCTAATACATTGACATTCAGAAGATCACTTAATTCATTCATGTTAAGTAATATTGATTCAGATGGAACAAATGTTACAGTTTATGATATGCCAATAATTCAAAAAGTATATTATGATTCAACGGCTGTCGTTCAAGCAGATTTTGAAACTCAAGTTCTTCAATCAATGTTAACAAATATGAATTTTATTAATTATAGAATGTTAACCGATTTTGTTAATCTGAAGTTTACAAATACGACTGGTAAGATGAATAATATGTTATTGAATGAGACAACAAAATTACCGGTTATTGATATATCAGAATTGCCGACTACCGGAGTTAGTGTTGGTGATAGATACATTGTTGCAGAGTGTAGTGTTCAGGCTGACACATACAAAAATCAAATAGCTCAAGCAACTGCTGTTGATGGTACTGCAAGTATAACATGGTCGTTTACACACCCAACGTCGAACGACATTGTGTTGATTGAAAATAAAGGTTATAGATATTTATATACTGGTAGTGAATGGATTTTACCAATTTATGATATTCCATTACAATTATCATTAGAAGTATTTAAAGATGAAACATATTCAGGATCAGACCCTGAATTAACAAATAGTGTTAGGACAGCTTTAATTTCTGCATATAGTAATCGTTTTGGTTCAAATGCTGAAATTCATCGTTCTGAATTAATCAAAACTGTTCAAGATGTTGATGGTGTTTCTTATTGTACTCTAATCACACCACAATCAAGTATTTATTTTAATTTTGAATTGGAAGATTTAACAGAGGATCAATTATTACCATATGGTCCAGATTATATTTTTTTCACACCAGGATCTATATCTGTCAGAATTTTAACGACATAATGGAAAAATGGAAAAATATAGAAAATTTAGATGGTTATATGATTAGTGATTATGGTAGGGTTAAATCATTTAAAAGAAAAAATTATATAATATTATCTCAGAGAAAAATTAAAAGTGGTTATATGCAAGTTCATTTTTCTATAAAAGGAAAAGAAATACGAAAATTAATTTCTCGTTTGGTTTTAGAGACTTTTAAACCGGTCGAAAATATGGAAAATCTTGAAGTTAATCATAAAGATGGTAATAAAGAAAATAATAAATTATATAATTTAGAATGGATGACTCATAGTGACAATATAAAACATGCATATAAAAATGGATTATTGAAAAAAATGAGAGGTGAAAAAAATCCATCATCCAAGTTAAAAGAAGAAGATATTAAACTAATTTTACTGTCTGATAATAATTTAACATACAAAGAAATCGGAAAAATTTTTGGAGTTAGTGGTGATACTATTTCATTAATAAAACGAAGAAAAATTTGGACTCATATAGGAGACGATTAATTATGGAGACATTGATTCAAAATACAAAAATAAACCATAATAGTCTCAAAAGATTTTTAATGAAAGTAACGGCTCATGAATTACTTGAACTTTCATCACCTTGCTATTATCCAAAACTGAAGAAAAATTATTTTGAATTATTACATTTAACTGGTTTGAAAGAACAAGATGTTAAAACCTTTGTAAAGAGATTTTATAAAGGAACCAAATATTCAGAATTTCTCCTTCAAAAAGATCCGATTGCCAATTTAATTATTTTTATAATGTTTTATTTTCTCAAAGTTAATGACGTTGCAGGATATACAACAACAATGGCATACTTTATCATTAGGAATTATGCTAACTTGATTCATAAACAAATTAAATTCTGTAATCCTGATGCCTTTAAATATGCATTAGAACATTTAGCCAAAACTCATTTATTTTCCAGAGAAAAAACCATACCAAATGCAATGTATTTTATGGCCAAAGAAATTATGAGAAGACACACGAAAGGAATTAAAGAGGGTGATCCTGAAGAAATTGGTAAGATGATCACAGAGGCAAGAACAAGAGTATCACAAAGTATTAAAAGTATGGCAGAAGCTTATTATAAAGCAGCCGAATCAAATACTATTGTTCGAAATCCTCATGAAAATGAAAACGACACAACCGGTAAAAAATATCAGGAATTGGTTCAGGATAAAAATCAAAGAATCGTTGAGACCATTGCCAAGAAGATATGTGTATATAAATACATTGATAAGAAGGCAATAATGGATGCTAAATCGATAACTAAAATAAATATGTCGTTAGCTACACTATTATCTAATGCTCTAACAGACGTTAAATATTTGGAAGATATTAAAACTATTTTGAAGTTATATCTGAAGAATTTAACGGATATTAAAATGTTATGTAAAAAAGAATATTTTACATTTCTGAGGGATTTAATGTCGATTAAAAGAACGACATCGACTTTATATTTTAAACAACAGATTCAATTTATTGTTGTAAAAATTATTGATGATATTAATTATAAAGAACGTTATGAACGATTAAGTAATCAATCAAGATTTATGATTAATTTATATGTTGCATTATACATAACAATGATTTTGAAAAATACAATTTGTTAGTAACGAATTAAATGCAGGAAAGGTTATAATTGTTTAACCTTTCCTGCATATGTTCCGTCATTTTAAATTAATGGTTGAGTTGCCATTAGTAATGATTCTGCTAATATCTCATCCTCTGGAACCCTTGGTTTTGCTTCGGCCAACATATCAGCATATTCCTGAACTTGTCTTGAACTATCACTGGTAGCTCTTGCCATTCTAATCAAATCAGGATTTTCTGATTGTATTGATTCAGTATCTGTTTTTAAAACACTTTTTCCAGGCTCTTCAAGTGTTTCAATATAATGTTTCAAATTTGGTCTTTGATCTGAATCATAATTATCACCAACTATCATCGAATCATATAAACTTCCAAATTCTATTCTAACATCAACCATACCTAAAGTTTGACTATAAGCAATTTGTTGCTGGTCTCCACCCTTTACAACTGTTATATTTCCAATATAAGCAGCAGGTATATTAAACAGTCCAGCAGCTTTAATTTGATGGAAAAATGGCCATCTATAAGTCGAACCATCTTCTGTTTGAGGTAATGCTAATAATAATAAAGCAGCCAATGGACCAGTAATATATCTTTTCTTATATTCAATACTTGAAGGATTTGGATTATACAATCTTACTGTTATAGTATAGGATGGTGTGAATCCACTATTTTTCCAAATCATTGGAAAATCTATCCTACCAGTTTTTAATAATCCTTTTAATGTTTGGAGACGGGCATCTATATTTTTACCCATTGCTCCACTACCACTTACAAATTTGCTATAAGCCTCTTTAGCTCCAGCACCAACGGCTGAACCAGCACCTTTAGCACCTTTAGCAAATGCTGCAAATGGACCACCCATCTCTCCAAGAGCATCAAGTGCAGCTCCAGGAAGTTTACCTATATCTCTACCACCACCTAATACTTGTTGAACTTCAAACACTCCAGATGAAATTATATCCGAAAATCTATTCAGAAAAGATTCAGAATAAGTATTTGAAAACGAATCTGTTGGGAAGTTATCTGCTAAAAATGCAACTCTTAAAGACCCATCAGAAGAAGTTGTATAACCTAATTCTTTTAATAAATCAGAATATCTAGGCCATGCAGAATTCAATTTAAATAAGTTAAGACCAATATCTCTAAATGGATCAGAAGGAATAATAGTCATCGTTGGCATTGAATTGAGTATCAACGGATCATCAACAATGCTTGATGGTGGTAATCCTATTACATTTGGTAGTGTAATCATTATTTTAAATCTCCTGTATTTATATCTACAAGATCAGAATCAGGTCCAACCAAATCTCTTCTTGGTGGTGCCGTATTTGATATACTATTTGATATATTATTAGTGACTGAGCTTGCCATATGGTTAACAGAATTACTCAAATTGTTATATGCTTCTTTAGTACCATCCATCATATTTTGAACTTTTTTATTCGATTCTAACATTGCTCTTTGTTTTGCAAAAGCAGATTTAGCTTCATTTGCAGCTATTTCTGTCTTTTTAATAACACTTTTATTCAAAACATCATATGATTTTTTAATAGCTGGATTTACAATATCTGTTATACTCTTTATTTTCTTTTTCCCCTTTCTTTCAAGTTCCATTGATTTTTGAAATGCAGGAGTTCCTATTACAGTTTTCATAAATGCACTATATTGATCTGTTGGAATTCGTTCCATTAATTCCTGAGCATAATCATAAGCATTTGTCCCACCTTTTTTAATTTCAGATTTTAAATCAGCAACTGTAATAACACTATATGGATTCACCGGCATAAATTGTTTCATATATTCTTTACCGTGTTCCATTGTCATTATTGATTTAACACCTAATTTTCCGAGCATGTCGGCAGGAGAAACCTCACCATAACCAAATTTATATTTCAATCTATCTTTCCAAGTTAATTTACCTGTTTTCTTTAAAAATTGATATGCTGTATTTAATTTACCTTCATGTTCAATTAATTGATTGTTTGCAATCATTGTTGATAATTTATTAGCAACACCTCTGAAACCGTCTTTTGTTAATACACGGTATGCTTCCGGTGTCATTGATTCTTCAACATATTCGGCATATTTTTTCTCTTGAGCATCTGTTAAATCTTTGGCATTTATTGCTCTTGATGTTGCTTCTTTAAATTGATCCTCCAATCCCAATATACCAAATGATTTACTATCCATCATCTTACCAATTTTAGCAGTTACTTTTTGACTAAATCCTGCTCTCTTTTTAAAATATTCATCTTGTGTTCTCCAAGTACCATTATCATTATAAACCATTTTATTAACCATCATTGTTCTAAAATTATCAACAGCAGATGCAGTAGGACCGGCTTTCGTTAAAGCTGTGAATGCCATTGGACTCATCTTCTTTTCCATTGCCTTCAAATATAATATACCAGCTTTATTAGGGTCCATTTTACCCTTTTCAACTTCATCTAATAAATTTCTCATATCCGTTTCCATATCAACTCTACCACCAGTAATAAGTTTTATAACTTTGGCTCTGGATCTTTTGCTACCAAGATTAATGGCTTCGAGAATTCCCAATTTTTCTCCAGTTAGAGTTTCATATCGTTCTGGTAATGTAGCACCAATTTGTTCTTTTTTTAATTGTTCTGCAACAAACCTTGAAACATCACCACTTGATGTTCCAGCTTTCTTCATTTTTTTACCTTCTGCTATAATGGCTTTCTTTTTCACACTCTCTTCTTTCTTATATTCTTCAGCAGATTTTTTACCCTTTCTTCCAAAAACAAGATCTCTAACCACACCACCTATATTTTTAGCCATTGAAGCCATAGATTTTTCAACAATTGGAAGAACATTCTTTTGAAATAGATCTCCCAGTTTATTTGCAATTGTGGGTGCTATAGCAACAAGAAATGCAATTTTTAACCATCCAGGAATAAAAGCCAATATAGTATCAATTGTTCCTTTAAAAAAACTCATTGTTTTTTTGAGTCCCTTCATTACAACTTGACCGATACGTATTGCTAAATTTTTAATCTTTGTTCCTATGAATGATAAACTATCTTTCATACGACCAAAGAATCCACGATTTCTTTTTTGTTCGTGAAGCTGTTTTTTCTCAACTTCTATTGTTTTCTTTTGCCATATACCATCTGTTTTTATATAACCTTTGAACGTATCTTCTTTTGTTGATCTTGACGAACTATTTGCAATATCTCTTAACAAATCGATCATCGTATCAACTCTATCAGTCATTGTTATTGGTTGTGCTTCTTCACTCATTTCTTCTGCACCACCACCACCAAATAAATAATTTTTAACCTTTCTACCCCAACGACCAAATCGTCTAACATCACCCATAGCCATGTCTTTCAACACACTAGCAAAAGACCACCTTTTCGGACTTCTTAAAATGCTTGCACTATATCTTTGACCAGTAAAAAACGATACTAAATCTTTTTGTACAATTAAACTATCTTTTAATACTGTTAACATATTATCATAGTAACCTAATGCAGCAGGAGTAAATCTTGACAATGTTTCTGCTGTAGACACAATTGGATTACTAGATTTTGATGCAACCCATCTGAAAAGTCGTCCACCACGTCTTTTAAATAAAAATTTAATTGGCCAAGTTAAAGTTTTAAGAAACATATCTGAAAATTGTAAAAATTTTGTAAAAAATGGGTGTTTACCTAAAAATCGTTGCCACATTAATCTCATCGATATACCAATGTTGTTAGGTTGACCCAACAAAGCAGTTTTTAAATCTGAAAAAGCATCAACCATTTTTGTATTGAATGGTTCGACAAATGATTTATATTGTTCTTTATAGCTATCAGTAAATGATTTTGTTTGAACTTCTGCTTGTGTTTTCATATATCGTTTCATCATTCTCATTTGTTGAACGGTAATACCTCTCATCATTTTATTCATACGAACATCAGCTTCATTTTCAATTTTTTCGTCAATACGATCTAATAATTTATCGATAGGCATTACAACTTCAGCAGGGTGTAGTCTTGTTAAACCACCTTTTTCAACATACCCACCCCTTGCCATCTTTGGAATTTTCATCGGAGTCATTTTCGATCTACCTATTGGATGAAAATGAATCTTTCCGTCTCGTTCTACGAATGTTCCTCTCCGGCCAGTTTTTGGATCTTTACCCAAACTTTCTGCTGGTAATTTATTTCTTTTTTTGAATAGAGATGATATACCACGAAATGGTGCAGATAATACGGTTTTTAATTTAGCACCAACAAATGAAACTGCATTTCCCATTTGATCTTTTATATTTTGAGCAGCCTTTTGAAATACATCAGTCTCCATAAATTTTGCTGCAAAGTATCCAAATATAGGTGTTGCTCTTGCCAAAGCTAATGCTGTTATATTCTTTTTATCAACACTAACATCCTCACCAATGGCTTTGCTATATTGTCCTATGGCTTCTTTTGTATATCTAAGAGTTTCTCATAACTTTAGCTGTTGTTGAAACAAGTTCTACTTCACCTTTAGCTGATGAAACTCTTCTCACATCTTTTTCTGTTAATTTTTGAACTTGTCCCGACATCGAATTAATCTTTCGGGCATTCTTCATTATATCAGTTTCAAGCTCATCGAATTCTGGCATATCTCTATTTGCCATTTTAATCTCCTTTTAATTAACTGAATATTTTTCTAACAATTGATGATCCATTGCCAATCTCTGATGCTACAGCTATAACCTCTGATGGAAATAATAATTCTTGAATTACCAAATTTCCAGCATCAGTACCACCAAAAGTTTTCTTATAAGCATGTTCCAATGGTAATAATATTTCCATATATCGATTCATATTTCTAATGAATACTGAAGTGCTTTTAACAAATAATTTAACTGCAACTATATAATCTCGAATTTTACGGTCGAACTCATCATCTTTAAGTTGTGAGAAAGGTTTAAATTTCATTAATAAAGTATGATATCGAACCAAATCTTTATTTGAGATGTCTTTACCTTTTTCAAATCTACCGAATAATAATTCAATAATTGTTAATAACTCTTTAGAATAATTTCCTTTTAAATCTAAAAGCTCAGTAAAATAATAATTATAATAATCAAATAAATCACTTCTAAATTTTGATATAAACTTTCCTGGTTTATTGGCTGCATACATATGAGCACTTTCATGAACTGTTAAATTAGCCAATAAATTATTACTTGATACTCCAAAAATATTTATGTTATTACTAATCAATAAATATATTTTTTTAGAGCCTGAATCATAAAATCCATATACGTTTTTAAATTCTTTTTTAAAATATTGATCTGCTGTTCTAGCCCTGTCAATCGGAAACATTCTATAAAAGAGAGTACGAACTATTCCTTTTGTCATAAAAGCTGGAACTATTATATTATCATTAACCAGTTTAGATACGTGACCAATCACAGACTTCAACTTTTCTGTTTTGGACATAGCCTTGAGATATTTTTTCCTCAGTGATTCTGACGTATATAATTTCATAGATCCAAATACAGGAATAGCATGAAGATTTATGGGTGGTGCAAAAAGTTCTGATATATTTTTCATTTAATTATTTCCTCATAATAAATTTAAAATGTCCACAATCCCATATTCTACAATATCCTTCTTCACTTCTTAGCACCCATTCTGGAACATCTTTTGGTTCATTATATTTTTTTCTCAAATTAAAACGATGAATTCTAATACCATTTTTCACATACCAATAATTTGGTTTAGTTATAGAATCCAACTCAAAACCAATTTTATAATATAAATTACCTTCTGACCATCTTCTATCAGCATAACTAAATATTTCATTCCATTCATAATTACGTTTAAAATATGTCAACAATTTAGAAGCAATACCTGGAATATGATAATTTGAATTTGAACAAAATCTTGAAAGTTCCCAATTGTTTTCATTTAATTTTTTTCGAGATATACTACCATGTGAAAATGTCATTACAGAAACTAATTCATTACCATAAAAAGCACCCAATTTTACAACAGATTTATCTTCTCCTTGAATATGATATCTATTAAGAAATTCATTTTTAACTTTTGGAGATATTTCTTTTATACGACACTTTCTGGCATGGATTCTTTTAATATCTTTATTTAAATTCAAAAGTTGTTTTAATTTTGACTTAATAATCTCCTTTTTCAAAATCCATTCATCCTCAAATATGTGAATTAATTTTATATCTTGTTTTTCACAACTTTCAGTTTTATTTAAATGATAATTTTTAGTTTTGAATTGTTCAGAGTGCCAATATAAACCATTAAATTCTATTGCTAATTTTTCATCTGGAATATACAAATCTAATTCATATGGTGATATAATATCTCTAGAATTTTCAATAATTTTAAAATTAAACGATTTAACAAAATAATTTATTTTGTTTTCTTCTATTGATTTATATTTGGGAAAACAATTCGGACATTTTCCATATCCTTGTTGAATATAAAAATAATTTGTTTCAAATATTGTATTACATTTTAAACATTTTAATTTTATCGATTCTCTGCTATGTTTGTAGTTTGATATTAACTCCAAATTTAAAAAATTAAATAAATTAATAATTTTTTCTAACATTTTATTAAAATTTGTTTTTTTAATTTTTTCTTTTATTTCCCCTGATTGAAATAAATTTTCAGTATTATATTTTTTTAAATTAGTTTTTTTAATTTTATTTTTTATTTCTTCACTTTGGAATGGGTTTTCAACCCCATATTTATTTAACATTGTTTTTTTCGTTTTTTCTTTAACTTTATCAGATTGAAGTGGATTCTCAACACCATAATTTTCTAAACATGTTATTCTTTTTTTATTTTTTATTTCTTCACTTTTAGACGGATTTTCATAACCATAGTTTTTAAGGCATGTTCGTCTTTGTTTATCCATTAGAAATTTTGATTGTGCTGCATTTTCAACTCCGTACCTTTCTAACATTGTATTTTTTCTTTTATTTTTTATATCATCAGATTTTGATAAACATTCACTACTACAAAATTTTCTATATCCTCTATTAATACTAATAAAATTTGTTTCATTTTTACAAATAGAACATAAACCTTCACCATTATTTTTTAAATATTTATCATAATATTCTTTTGTAGATATTTTATGTGCTTTGATATGATATGATAAACAAATTAAATTCTTAAATTCTTTTTTACAAATTTCACAAATATTCAAATTTTACTCCTTTAATGATCTTCATAAAATTGCATAATATCAACAAATGAAAAATCTTCTTGTTTTGCCATATCAGAATTGGCCATTTTATTTTTTACATGTTTTATAATTGAAGCATTATCCATATCTCCAAGATACACATCATTCATACCCATTATATTTTTGAAATCGATATATTCTTCTGAATGTGTGTGACTAATCATAACCGGTGGATCATACTTTCTGACATAATAACACATTGAAGCTGCCATAGCTAAATCGTCATGACACCCTTCATCAGCTTCAACTTTACCACTCTTTTTAGTCACCAAACCAATCAATTCCAAAGCTAAATTTTTTGATTTAATCATATTTGGATAATTGGTAACATATGAAAATAATGAATCAATAACAAGTGGTCTACTCTGACGATCCATACATAATCCTGGTACGATGCCAGTAATTTGACCTTTTCTGTTTTTTCTTTTTTCTTTATATAACATTGTATGATAACTACTTCGATCCATTGTTTCCATTACTTGATTACCAACACTATTGTTTTCAATAACGATAGTACCTGGATAAGTAGCACATGCAACTTTAACAATTTTGCAGAAATCGGTTACAGCACATTTTGCCTGATACTCCCAAACCTGTTCCATTGTTATATAATCAAAAATTACAATGGTTGATTTATCCTCTCCGTTCTCAGTAGCAGTATCAACTCCGGTTAAATAATGTCTACCAGGAACAGGACGTTGATACACCCGAATTTCACCGTTAAAAATCTTTTGAATTTCTATTGGATCTCCTGGGTTCTCCTGTAAAATAGTATTGGTTTTATCATCAAAAAATGACCCCTCAGTGGGTAAGAATTTAAGCTCAAGCTCTTGTTGAATTCTTCTTGGATCATTATCAAATAACTCACACTGAGTTGAATACCATTCTGGATCAGTGGCCAATTCTTTAATCATTTTCCAATGTATGATAAAAGGTTTAAGTCTACCCTCTCCAGATGTTGCTTTTAAATATCTTGAATAGAAAAACTTCCCCATTCCAGTTGTTTTGTTTGGAGTTGATAATATAATAGTTCCATATGGAACACCAGCAACTTTAGCATGTTTTTGACTTGTTGCTAATGCCGGAACTATTGAAGTCCATGCTTCTTCTAATTTTTGAGTAAATGCTGCCTCATCCAAAATTAAAAACGTAATAGCTTCACCACGAAGACAGTTACCAGGATTCTTAGGATCAACTGGTGTATTATAACACTTAGATCCATTTAATAATTCAAAGGATCTTTCATTTCTTTTATCAAAACCAGGATTCATCCATTTAGGTAATTTATCAATGAATCCAGCAATAAACCTGGAAAATTTAGTTGCTGCATCTCCATTTTTTGAAACAACACCAACTACAGCATTTTTAAAAAATACTACCAACCAGCATACATATGCTTGAGTAATTGTACTGATTCCTATTTGACGACTTTTTAATACAATGGCAAAATGATTATCTTCAACTAATTGGAGTAATTCCAACTGTTTATCATATGGAGTAATTTTGACATCTCCACCGGGAAGACTCAAGTAAATATAATTTCGTATAAAATAATCAAAACTATTTTGACACTTCATCCATTCACTCAAACGATCTTCAGTTAGTCTTTTAAAATCCTGTTTCTTCTTACTTGCCATTTCGATTTCCTATATTAAATATATTATTCTTCTGTTGAGATTATTAATAGGTTTTTTCATTGAAAGTTTTAAATCATCTTTGTATTCGTCAATAATTGAAAAACTATTAACTACGACATAATCAAATCTTATATCTCTAGATTTGTTTCGTTTAGAAACAACACAGAATCGATTTCCGTTTTCTAGTGTAAAACCAGATTTATTTTTTTCAATGAATATTGGTTTTATCCACCTTGGTAGATTTTCTAAAAATCGATAAAGAGTTATAATTAATTGTTCTCCATTTTTCAAATCTTTGATTAAATATATTATAGTTTTATTCGATTTACATAAAAGAATCCAACAGATAAAAGTCAATGCCTCAGAATTATTATCTTGAATTAGATAATTGTTTCTGAAATATTTATAATCATTTGAACACTTCAAAAATTCTCTAACTCTTTGTTTTGTCAACACTTTTTCTCCTTAGCTATCCTTGTTGCTCCTCATTAAATAAATCATTGCTACTGCTTCCCAATCCCTTGACTTTTCAAAAACCAATATAGTTGATTTAAGAATATATTTACCAGCTAATCGTATATACTCTTGAATTTCAGTATTCAATTTAACCGATTCACCAGATTTGACTAATGGTAATAAATTCATATTTCTTTCAACTCTAAATGAAATGTTCATTATATTTGCTGTAGCTCTTGCAATTTTAGATATTGCAAAATCAGAATTTTTGTCATATCCTGTATGATTTGTATAATATCTAGTTCGATTTTCAATAATAGGATCAAATTGTATTTTTTTATCAGGAATTCTTGAACTGTAAATTAATCCATAATCTTTAGAAATTTCTTCTAAATCCTGTTCAATTTCATATGATAAAGTGTCTGAAGGTTTAACTATATGTTTTAAATTTTTTGATAAGACTGACATCTTTGAATTAGCAGAGTATTGAATTAATAAATTATCATAAGTATAGAAAACATTATCTTTTGTTGATGCTTCTTCGATAATATTTAAACTATCAGTATCGGTTGCTAATTGATATATTGTAAAGGTTTGATTCATGTTTAATTTTTTTGATATGTTTTTTATTTCAACTACATTATCGTTTGAACATTGATAATTTGCAATCCCTTTATATATTCCAAATGTATCATCTAAATATTTTAAACTATTTGATAATGTACTTGGGGGAATTAATACTTGATCTAAAATTTCAGTATTTATATTATCAGTGTCTAATGTTAATGTAGCATTGGTATTATTCTGAACCAAATCTTCAATTATTTCTTGCATGGTTTTACCCATATAAATTTTATTAACAAGTGTTGTCATTGTTTTATATGCTTCCCTAACAACACACGTAATCGTAAAAGAAGTTCGATCTTTTTGAGCAATAGTATCAGATCTTTCTCTCATTGGCATCTCAAATCCAGATTTAATATACATCAAATCAAAATCCAACCTGTCATAGTTAGAAGGATTTGCTTCTCCTAATTGAATAATTGATAATTTTAATGGATCTTCTCCTGTAATATCTACTAAAATATCATTTGGGTCAACAAACAATTCTAATTTCACAATATTATAAATTGAGTTAACTGATGAAACTACTTGACATGAGATTAAATCATTTGAATAATCCTGGTCTTTAACTGTTAAAATAAGATCATAAGTTCTCGACTGAGCAAATTGTCTTTCACCTGTTTCTGCTGTACCTGCCAATTGACCACACCTCCTTTTATTATTTTGTTCCCATTGTAAATCATTAAGAAAAAAGACAAAAAAAATAAGAGAGGTTTATTATCACCTCTCTTATTTATAAACACTACTAAATTGGATAAATTGGTTGACTTAAAGTACAATTTATTGTTACTAAACATTGAACGTCGTTTTTGAATAATATCAACTCAATTACATCTTTTGGTTTTCTATCCAATTCTGACGAATAATCGATATATAGATTATCCACTCTGTATAATCGATTATTGAAAAATAATAATACATTTTCAAAGTCTTCACCATGAATATCATAAATATTAATATTATGTTTATTGGTTAAACAACCCACCAATTCAGATATTTCTACATCAACATCATCATCACCGTTAGAAACACAATTTTGAATTTCATCATAGTCAGATCTATCTATATAAAATTTTAGAAGATTTCCATCATAGTTAAATTGAATATAATTTTTTGATAACATAGTAATTCTCCTTATAAATGTAACAATTTTTCTCTATTTCTCATATGGATTTTACCTAATTCGTTTCTACCTTTCCATTCACCGGTAATGGGGTCTTTAATCATTCCCCAAAAATCATCACCCCCCCCCAATAATTACCTTCAATGATGATGGCATCACCGGTAGCAATGAGCTTGTCACGGATATCATGGAAATAGGTAAATTTAACATAATTGATTTCTTCCATAATTGGAATATTAATATCAAACCAATTTTCCTTTAACATATGATATTTTTTTAATTCTTTAATATTACATATTCTTTTTGCTTTACCAGCACTACATTCATATCCTAAAAATTCTTTAACTGCCTGATTATAATCATCACAATTATCATAAATTTTTTGGTTGTAACTATCAATTTCTTTTTGAATCATTAATTCTGTTTTATAGGCTGTATATTCTATCTTTGACTTTTTCACTATGATAAACATGTTCACTCGTTGGAAACCAATGACCTTTCCAGGGCATAGCACGTTTGAAAAAATTTGATAAATATGCAGTTTCTCCATGAAAATGATCGATAGTTTTTAACATAACATTTCTCCTATTCAAACTTCACAAATTTCTGATCATAAATTATTCCACCTTGTCTTTTAAATATGCTCTAAATTTAGTTTCTCGTATTTCATTTAACCACTCAGCTCTTGTCTTAGTTCCAATATTAATATTCAATCTTTTTACATCTTTTTTGGTACGACGATTTATGATTATAGACCATATAACACAACCTATAGATATAGATGATGTTAAGATTCCAATTATTATTATTCCAATTTCCATAATTCTCCTCTAAAATTAATACGGAGGTGAAGGGATTCGAACTCTCGACCCCCTGCTTGCAAGGCAGGTGCTCTGACCCAAACTGAGCTATGGCCCCTAAAATTTAAATATCATTCTTATTAATACACATATTCCTATTAATATTAAAAATGCAATCATGAAAATATTACACAACCAACCAATTGGTCCCAAAATTAGCATTAATAAAAACATTTTCCAAATAGATATTTCATCCAATTCGGGAAAAATAATCATTCCAACTAATCCACCTAATATTAACCAAATAATAAAACCTATTCGTATTAAATCTATTGTTATCAACTCCTTTTAAAACAAATATTTAAGTAGCCCCAGGGAGGGTCGAACTCACCTTTACAGGATTGAAAGTCCTGTGTCTTATCCGTTAGACGATGGGGCCATAATTTACTTTAAATTCTTTCGATATAATAATCCATATCGTGTGCCGGGTGTATATGAAGAATCATCAAGAGGTTTTTTTCCTTTCGATTTATAATTCAAACACCCACCTGTATATCCAATTAATATTGAATCTTTAATACATTTTTGGTTATTATTGTTACCACAGTTCGTATATAAACATTTAACATTCATAATATCCTTCCTTTAATTAATTTTGATCATAACACGTTGTATTATGAAAACGAACCATATTACTGGAATCTCAATTGTAAAATCTTTCAATGTACACTTTTTTTCTTTATCCGTTCTTTCGTTAAAATGATAAACACTATACCAAAACCAGCCATAACAAAAAATTCCAATTATGATTCTAATAATAAATATAATTTTCATAATAATCTCCATCGTAATAGTGTTTATATTAGGTAATATCATTTATTAGGTTTAGGAATCGGTCCTCCCCATTCTATGTGGTGAAGAGGATCGTAAATTTCTTCTCCACGTTCAAATTCAACTACATTAACCTCTGGTAAATAAAATTTAACAATTGATAAATATATATCCCAAATTCCTCCACCGAGAGCACAACCCATATATTTTGGAGTGTAAAGATTACGACCTTTATCAAGAAATTGAAATGGACTGATTTTTTCAAAGGCATCAACAACAGCATCATATCTGGTTGGTCTCATATCTCTATATAAAAATTGACCAAATACGTTGATAATACCCAACATTGAACCGACCATAATAGTTTGAGTTTGACCTAATAATTCTTCAGGATGTTTTTTAAATATTTCACAACGGGCTTTATATTTTTGAAATACTTCTGGCCATTTATTTTTTATTTGGAGTGCTAGGCCAGCACCCATTTTACCATCAACGTTTACCTGATGGCAAATATATCCTTTTTTTAATGTTAATAAATCACCTTTTAATTCTTTCATAATATGGTCCTCCAAATAATATTTATAATTTTATATCAATTGATCAAGTTGCAATAATGCCAACTGAATCACATTTTGATTTAAAAACATATCCATTTTTCTTTAACCATTAGGATAAAGGATTACCATCATCTTCCAATAGTATTATAAAGAATGATCTTGCAAGCTCCGACATTAATATCCCTCATATTGATAACTCTCCCACCCTTTCTAACGAGTTATTCTTAATCAATGTGAGACAAATATCACTCTTTATAATGTGAGAATATAGACAGAATGATATTGCTAAAATTTATTAATTAATAAGCAGTTTATATTAAACGAGACTTGCCACCATCTCTCTATCGATATTACTCATTGGTACTTTAAGGTCTTTGTACTAATCTGAAAAATCTTTCAACCTTTTCATATGGAACTTACCCAATTGTTCCATCTATAATGAGGATCTAAAATATCGATTGTGCTTAAGGCTATTTAACACTAGTTCAATAGTATCAATTAATAAATTAGCTTCACCATCAATTTCTATCTCTGCCAAATCATTGATAGATTAACAACTTTCAAGCTCCACCAAGCAAAGCTGTTATTAATAATTGATGTAAGACAATATCATTCTGTCTAATTTATTTATTTATTTTCATTCCGGTAAATTAATTAGTACAACAACCTACACTCAGACTAGGTGCAGTTGGTTCAACCGTGTCAATAATAATATAGTTATTAGGATCATCTCCCAAGTTACTACCAATAACTATATCAGTACAAATATTTTTCATAGCACTATTATAAAGCTCCACGTCACCACCTGGATCGTTTGGATCTAAATAAATATCAGCAACTTGAAGTGGATCTGCATTTTCACCGGCACCAACTGTATATGGAATTGTCAATTGTGATGCCCAATTAATAGTATCAACTTCAATATAACCACCACTATTTAAAGTCACAATTAATTTTCCATTATTTAAATATGCAGTTCCTTCGAAGTCGAGTAAAACATTTACGGTCTCACCTTCACCATAACCGTTTACACCTAATACTTGAGGTTGAAACCCTTCAATTGTTTCATATCTTTTAATACTACTCAGTGGGCCTTCATCACCATCATCTACAGCACTTACTGCAACATAGTAGATTCCTTGTGGTACAGTAATTGTATATTCTGTGATATTGGGGTCTGAAAGAATAATCGGAGACGAACCTGCTGTGGCTCCATTCCCATTTAACGGTGGTGTTGCTTGAGTATCATAATACACTTTAAGTTGGTCGGCTGTAGGATCAACATTTGAAATATCCAATGTGATATCCATCATATTCTCAGCACCAACCTGTTTAGGCATTGATAAAGTCATAGATAAAGAAACACATAATACGGTAAATAATACAGAAATTTTTTTCCAAAATTTCATTTTAGTTCCTCCTAGTTAGAGATAAATTTTAAATCGTTGAATTAAAAGTGAAACCGTTTTTCATCCCCCTTTCTATAGTGGAATTACGGGGGTGGAAGGATTCGAACCTCCGATTGCTGGGTCCAAGGCCCAACGTGTTTGGCCAGACTTCACCACACCCCTATAACCTAAATATTATAACTTACTTTTGATGATTCCTATGATAGCAATGAAACCAACAATAAGGCTGAATCCACCGAATATTACAACAAAGATTGCAAACCATGCCAATAGTGGAGCAAATACGGCAATCCAAGGAATCCCAATAACTCCTACTAAATTTAAAATTAACATAATTACTGTAGCAAACAAACACCATTTAAACATAAATATTTATTCTCCTTTCAGATTTTTAATATAGTAAAACTGGGGTGGATGGAGGGAATCGAACCCTCGTAACAGGAGCCACAATCCTGGGCCTAAACCACTCGGCCACGTCCACCATATACAATAAATTCTTCAATGACATTTACACCAACTGAAACTTTATTATGTAAAAATTTAGAATTACATGATCTTGAACAAAATGTTGCATTTTGTTTTTTAACAAGATGTGTGTGTTTTCTTTTCCGAATAAAGATAGTTCCACACATGGGACACTTCAATTTAACCATTTTACAACCCTTCTTTTTCATATGAAGTTGGGCATGTTCTTTTCGTGTCATTAACTCTAAATTATCAATATCGTTATTTCGAGTATTTTCATCCTTGTGATGAATAATTTCATCGGGTTCTAAAATTCTATTGAGGTGATTTTCCATTACAATTCGATGAAGATATACATAATCTCGTTTATGAGCATATGGATGATTTCTAACCACTGCCAAATCATAAACAGTATCATGAATAATCTTTTCAATTTTCCACATTTGTTACTTACCTTTACATCTTTTTCTATTCGGACAAGTACAACATTTCCTTTTTCCTGAACACATAAATTCTCCTTTATATAAATGGCTCCAGGGAGAGGATTTGAACCTCCGAACTTCTGGTTCCCAAAACCAGCACTCTGCCCAGACTGAGCTATACTCCGTTATTTCTAAATCATCCTTGTTTACTATTTTGTCTTATAACCATACTATATATGGATAATAAATCTTTATCACTTTTAGTATTTAAGTAAAATTCAAGATTTTCATTCCTCAAAAAATTCCAAAAATCACCTCTCCAACGAAATGAAGATGCTGAAAATTGATTAGTTTCATCTCGTATTTTCAGAATTTCTTTTGTGATTAATCCTCTCAGATTATCTTCTGGATATTCTTCTTTCCAATATCCATAAATATCACCATATAATGACGTTAAATTGTTATTACTCAATCCGAAGTAATATCCTTTTGGAGCACAACGGTCTAACAATTCACATAACACTTTATGGTATAATTTCATTCTCGTATATAACATATCATTTATATACTTTGATTCGATAAAATGATAACAATCGAGAGTGTGTCTTTTAACCAATTTCATAAATTCGTCGAAATATTTTTTGTTTAATGTTTCTAATAAATTCATGAATTCTTTTGTTAATCTATAACCTTCAATCCATCCATTAATTTGTACTTGAAACTTTTCTTCCATTAACATATCCTTTCACAATTTGAAATGGTGGAGGGAGAAGGATTCGAACCTTCGAAGGTAAACACCACCGGATTTACAGTCCGGCTCCTTTAACCACTCGGACACCCCTCCGTTATTCTTACAGCACCCCTCAAAGGATTCGAACCTCCGACATCTCGGTCCGTAGCCGAGTGCTCTGTCCAGACTGAGCTACAGGGCAATTTATT